TTACTCCTGGGGCAATGACCCGATATACATTCTCTATCGAGGGTCAACAGGCTATTGGCAAAACAGAATTTTGTAATATGCTGGTGCCTCAGCTATGGTATAAGAGCGTATCATTAATCAAGGCCAAAGATTCACCAGATGAATTCTACAGAGAAACACATGACAAAGCAATACTTGAGTTGGCAGAGTTAGGTGGAACTGATCGCGTAACAGCTAACGCATTCAAGCGATTGGTTACGGAACGTTTCAGTAGCTATAGGCCAATGAGAGCGAATGGTTACGTTTCCCATCCTAAGCGGAATGTGTTGATTATCACTACAAATGAAGAAAGTGATTATTTGCGCGATCCTACTGGGGCAAGCCGCATCGTTCCTATACATAGTGATATCCCGTATGGTCAGTTCATGGATCTTGATTGGTTTAAAGAACAATGGCCACAGATACTAGCACAGGCAGTATCAATGTATGCTGATGGGGCAAGGCCATTCTTCTCTGATGATGAGATTGCTTTGCAAAAAGAACAGACTAATGTTCGTGATGTTGACTTTGATTATGCTGAGAGTTTGCATGTAGAGGATTTCTTGAAGGAAGGTAACAATCTTTCGTATGCTAAGCAGAATGGTATAATGATACGTGAGATTATCAGTTTTATTGAAGAAAAGAAAGGCAGATTGAGCGATGCTGAGATTGGTAGATTGCGGCGTGCCCTACCTGGGGCATTGATCAAATTCGGATTTCATAAGAATCCCAAAACAAAATGGGTAGGTAAAGAAAGATCAACTACTGGCGCCGCCTTTGTTTGGGAATGGAAAGGGGAATAATTGAAAATTGAAATTGGCCTAGGAACAAATATTTACTCCTGGGCCAATTCCAATCATATCAGCACTAATTATTGTTTTCTTCTCGATTAGGATTTGAATTACCTTATAACTTGTTGATTTCCTTATCTTTTTTACGTTTCCTAATCGTCTAATTAACTAATCGAATATAATAATAGATATACGAAAAGTTGTGTTTTCCATGTAATAAAATTACACATATTCTATATAGAATAAACCGGAAACCTTCGATTAGCGATTAGGCGATTAGGTCTAACGAAATCATGGAGTTAGCGATATAGGGCTAAGGGTAACGATTCGATAAGTTTCGAAACTAATAAATTTTCGAGTAGAAATAAACTATTACGGTAACGATTAGGAGAGATTTTGTATGATTAATGAATCTTACATTGCTGGAAAATTCAAGAAATCCATTGCGGAATACCCCCAATATTCGTTAGCTGTAAAGAACATTCCAGGAATTTCTGATCTTCTCATTCAACTCCCAGGAGGTAAATGTGTGTTTGTAGAGTTCAAAAGGGTGTCACGTTTTGGCGGAAACAAATTTAGTTTAACATCGTTAACAAATTATCAAGCAGCGTTTTTAGCCAAATGGCAAATGCATGGAGGGAACTGTTTCTTGTTTGCTGGAGCAACCGCCCCAGAAGAGCCTGTTGAGTATATTGTAGTGAAACTCAAACATTGGAAGTCATGGTTATCAGTTAATGAAGCAAAACATTCCATGAATGAAATGGCTCTATCAACGAGCAATATAGATAAAGTTGGAGAGTGGTTCCGCAATGAATACGGTAGGCTAACGATAAACGGCGAAGTAACGTAAACGTTATTAGGTCTATTCTTGGGGATACGCTAACGTAATGGTGTCGTCTAACTTTGTCCATATCGGAAAGGTAACGATACCCCAGACATCGCACAGCCCTCATAATATCGTTTCGCTTGGTGCACAACGATGATCTCTCAAAGCCTAAGCTGTTTCGTTTAAGAAAACAGAGCAAGATGATACCTTGGGAAATTAAACCGCCAATAGTTTAGCAGCAGTTAGGCGCCAATCTTTCTGTAACGTGCTGTTGGCGGAATTTCTCACGTAACAATCTGGAGTAAGTGTCGTGCCTAATGATTGGGATCCTCAGATAGAAGTTCAGCGCATTTATAACTTGCGCGAAATGATGGAGGCCTGTAGGGAACGCACACCCAAAGTTTTGGAACGTATTGATTCGCTTCTTGCTGATTCAACTCTTGATCCTGGAGATCAAATTCGTCTATTCGATCTGGTATTGAATCGAGGCTATGGCCGCCCCGCCCAGCAGGTTCAGCTACGGATTGATAACTACACAGATCAGGACCACAAAAGAGTCCAAATCTATATACCTGACAATAATCGCCATGCTATTCCTGGACCAACTATTGACGCTGAATACTCCGCCCAGGAGAACAATTGATTGTTACTGCTGGATAACATTGTTCGTATCGGTCCACAACCAGGGCCGCAGCAGGAGTTTCTAGCAACCCCTGCCGACATTGCTATATATGGTGGCGCTGCTGGCGGCGGCAAAACCTATGCATTGCTTTTGGAAGCTGTTCGTAACATCGACAACCCCAATTTTGGGGCTGTTTTGTTTCGCAGGGAAGCGGTTCAAATTTCATCTGAGGGCGGATTGTTTGATACGTCTGCCACTATATATCCACAAATAGACGGAACTGCTAAGTTTGGTCCACATAGAATGTGGGCATTTCCTACTGGCGCAACCGTAACATTTAGCCATTTACATAGCGAAACAAGTGTCAATGATTGGCAGGGATCACAGATCCCATTAATTGGTTACGATGAGCTAACACATTTTACAGAGAAACAATTCTGGTATATGTTATCAAGGAATAGATCGACATGTGGTGTTCGTCCATACATTCGCGCTACGTGTAATCCAGATGCTGATAGTTGGGTCAGTGATCTTGTTTCTTGGTATATTGATCAAGATACTGGATATGCTATACCTGCGCGATCTGGTAGGATCAGATACTTTATTCGGTTGGATGATAGAATGATCTGGGGCAACTCGCCCCAGGAGCTGATGGTTGATCATCCTAATTCTATTCCAAAATCATTTACATTTATTGCTGCTACTCTATCTGATAACCAAATCTTGAATGCTTCTGATCCGGAATATCGCGCAAACCTAATGGCTTTGACGCGCGTTGAACGTGAAAGGTTACTAAATGGGAACTGGAAAATCCGCCCATCCATGGGATCGTATTTTCCATCCACAAACGTATCAATTATCAAAGAGGTGCCCAGCGATGTTAAACTCTGGGTGCGCAGATGGGATTTGGCCGCGACAGAACCGAGCGAAACAAATCCCTCGCCAGACGCGACAGCATCTGTTCTTATGGGGAAACGGGATAATGGACGAATCATTATCGCAGACGGAATAAATATTCGCAAGAATGCCCATATAGTCAGGGATGTTATTGTTAACGTAGCAACCCAAGATCGTGCTATGTATAACCGGGTTGTTACTGTTCTTCCCCAAGATCCAGGGCAGGCTGGTAAGGATCAAGTTGCATCGTTAATAAATCTATTGGCCGGTTACAAAGCAAAAGGAATCAGAGAAACAGGCCCAAAAGAAACGCGGGCAGAACCATTTTCTTCTCAATGGCAAGCTGGTAACGTAGACATTGTTCAGGGTCCATGGAATAAACATTACCTGAGCGAAATGCAAATGTTTCCTAGTGCTGACCATGATGATTACGTTGATGCATCTAGTGGGGCATATCTAGAATGTGTGTCTGGCGTATCAAAACTTGACCGCTGGCGGGCACTAGCACGATGAACGAATCAACTCGCCCCAGGAGAAACGATGGTTTTATGAACGTATTGTCTGGGCTTGGTGCGCCTGGCCTAGATCGCACGATGAATACTGTTCCAGCTAATGGCTTTCACCCTAATTGGTTATTGCGCCGTTCCGTTTATCATTACGCTGAATTGTATATGACTAATGGTATCGCTCAGAAAATAATTGATCGTCCAGCGGATGATGCTTTTCAGCGTGGCGTCAAAATAGAAAATGATGATGAAGATTTGATGTCTGCTGAATTTGATAGGCTTCAAGTATTGGCGAAAATGGCTGATGCAGTTCGTTGGTCGCGTCTGTGTGGTGGTTCTGCTTTGCTACTTATTGCTAAAGATGGTGGGGAGTTTACTGATCCCCTAAATCTCAACACTTTGGAAACAATTGAAGAGATTAAAGTATTGGATTTGTCTTGTGTAAAAGGCACAGATAAATACTATACAGATGCTGCTGATACTCAAACATATGGTAAAATGGAGTTTTATTCTATAACCGTTCCAGGCTTACAAGCATTTGATGTTCACGAAACAAGACTAATTCCTATGGGTGGCGATCCAATTCCTTATGGGATTCTCAGCGCTAATCGTATACATTGGGCTGGCCGTTCTGTTCTTGAGGCTTGTTATAATGACATATCCAGATATTCACAAGGATTAGAATGGTCACTTAGACTGCTTGAAAGGAAACAACAAGCTGTCTATTCTATGGCTGGCCTTGGAGATATGTTTGCTACTGGGGATGACAACATAGTAAAAGAGCGTATCAATCTAGTCGATATGGTAAGGGGTAATCTTAACTCTGTCGTAATAGACAAGGAAGATACCTATGTCATACAAACGCCAGGGATGGATGGAGTAGATAACGCAATCCAAGAGTATCAGGTTGCTGTGTCTGCTGCTAGTAATATTCCAGTAACAATTTTGTTCGGCAAGTCAACTACTGGCCTGAATGCTACAGGGTCTGGTGACCTTGAAGCATATTATGGAATGGTATCAAAGATTCAAAATGTTATAGCTAGGCCAACGCTTGAAAAACTTGTTTCGATTCTATGGCTACAAGCTGATGTCAAAGGCAAGATACCTGATGACTGGGCGATTGTTTATAATCCGTTATGGGTGCCGGATGAAGTTCAGGTAGCGCAGGCCAATCTAGCGAAACAACAGGCTAATTCTGCTGAAGTAACGATGCTCATTTCGCTTATGGATAACCAGATATTCTCCCCAGAAGAAATCAGGGAGATTGTGGTTGATAAATATCCAGAATATGAATTCCCTGGTGATATTCCTGAAGGATTGGGTGAAGTTAATTACGCTGAAGGTGTAGATCCATCGCTCATGGATGTGCCTGCTGATCCGAATAATCCGAATCAGAAACAAGCCGTTGGAGAAAGCAATCAGAAATACACGCCGCCGGCGCAAGCCAATTAAGCCTATGAAGTATCCTCACGGTATTGAATATTCATATCGTAACGATTTGCTTGCGCTTAGTCATAAATTGAAACTATCGCTGAAGAAGCATATGGCTCCTATCGTTCCAAAGATGGCTGCTGAAGTAACAAATCATCTTGAGTTGCCTACCGGAACAATGGTTAGACAAGATGCCTGGCAGGATGATCTTCGCACTGCTTTTGAACGTATTGTGCGCGATATGGGTAAGCCTGTGGATGATACTATCAAGTCTATGATTAAATATGGTCCGATGACGAATCAATACAATAAAGCTGAATGGACTAAATTGATTCGCTCACAATACGGTGTCGATCCTACCAAGGAAAATCCTGAAGCCTACAAAGAGTTAATGGCGCAATGGTCACGTAACAATGCTCTATTGATCAAAGATATCCCTACCAAAACAATGCTACAGATCCAAGAAAAGACAATTGAAGCATTGAGGGTTGGTCAAACTGTTCCTGATTTGACCAAAGATATATATGATATTATGGCAGAACGAACAGATGTTACGGACAGTCGTGCCAAGCTAATTGCTCGCGATCAGGTAGCAAAATTGAACGCTCAGTTTACTCAAGAGCGCCAACAAGATGCTGGTATAGAAGGTTATGTTTGGAGAACAGTTGGAGATGAGCGCGTAAGAGATACCCATGATGCTGTGGATGGTCAATTCTTTAGTTGGGATAATCCCCCAGGAGAAACAGACGGAAATCATCCTGGTGAAGACTACCAGTGTCGCTGCTGGGCAGAACCTGTTTTGCCTGAGTATCTAGAATTTCAAGCATCGTTACTGGATCAAGAGGAATTTGCTTAATGTCTGAAATCCGTTATGATGTAATTGAATTGAAGGCGGATGTATCCCCAGAAGGATGGATCCGCGATAAACCAGTTGTTACGCGCGCGGGCATCTTTAAGTATCGCGGGCTGGATGGAAAGATACGTAACGAATATCGACCAGACACAGAAGTATTTGCGGATGAAAGTCTCAATAGTTTGGCGGGCGTTCCAATTACTGATGGGCATCGCGGGCTCATTGATCGTCATAACGCAAGCGGTATTATTGGCACTGTTCTGTCTTCTGGTGCTAAGATAGATGATAATGTAATCGCTGAAGTAATAATTCACGATAGTGACAAACTTGGCAAACGACGCGAATTGTCATTGGGCTATACTTGCGATGTGGAGAATACACCAGGCATTTGGAATGGGGAACGGTATGATTCGATACAGAAAAACATAAAGTATAATCATCTCGCCATCGTAACTAAGGGCAGAGCTGGCAATGCCAAGTTACGCTTAGATCACGATGACGCTGCTAGTTTCCCATTCGATCCAATGGAGAGTGAAATGGCTGACAATAAGTTTGTTACTATTCGCCTTGATGAAATTGACTATCAGGCATCGCCTGAAGTTGTGAATGCCTATAAGAAAGCAGCAGCAGATCTTGTAGAGGCCACGAAACGGTTTGATAGTTTGGAAGCGGAACGTGATTCGTTCAAGTCCAAATGGTCCGATGCCGTAAAGGCAGCCGATGAAGTTAGGGCCAATGCTCGTGCTGAAGTAAAGGCACGCCTTGATCTTGAGAAAATTGCTGGAGGAAACAAAGTTAACTTTGATGAGAAGGATGATGATCGTTCTCTCAAAGTAAAGGTTCTTGGCAAGCTTCGTCCAGAGATGAAGTTTGATGGTAAGTCTGCTGACTATATTGATTCTGCTTTCGATATGGCTATTGCGGATGCTGAAGATAAGAATCGCAAAGTAACGAATCAATTCAAGAAATTTGATTCTGCTTCGCATCAATCTGCCCCAGAAGGAAGCGCAGCAATGGATGCTCGCGAGAAAATGATCAGGCGCATGAGGGGGGAG